TCATTGTTGAAAGTTTATCCATAATTTTTTTAATCATAGATAGTGCTTTTTTGCCAGTTTTTGCTTTACCTTCTTTATGGTAGTCCATAAAAAGACCTTCACTTTCTTTTTCTTCAACAATTTTTTTAATTAGTCTGGATAACCCAGCCTCTGATAGTCTTAATGTTTTCATAATTTTTTTTATATAAATATACAATAAATTAAATTGGGTTGCAAATTTATAAAAAAACACATATTTATATACAAACAAAGTATAATGGCTGAAGGTTTTACATATGGTGTTGATTTCCCTTTTGACACATCGTTAAGGGGTGATGCTGTTAAAATGACAGAGAGTGCGTCAGATGAAATTAGAGCATCTTTATTACATTTACTATTAACAAGAAAAGGTAGCAGATATTATTTACCAGATTTTGGTACAAGATTGTATGAATTTTTATTTGAACCATTGGATATAGTTTCGTTTGATGTTATTGAAACTGATATTAGGGATTCAATTTCCAAATATATACCAAATTTAGTTATAAATAAAATAACCATTGAACCATTAAATCAAGATGAAGAAATTCAATCAACAAGATTAAGTGTGGATGATGTGGGGTTATCATCAAGGGATAAGGTTTATCGTTCACCAGGTAATGGTACATACCAAAATACTGCAAAAATAAAAATAGAATATACCACAAACAATAATAGTTTTGCTGGTAGTGAATTTGTTATAATAAATATATAATATGTCAGATAGAAAAATATCATATGGTGTTAGGGATTTTCAAAGTATAAGAACAGAATTATTAAATTATGTTAAGGCTTATTATCCTGATTTAATAAATGATTTTAATGATGCTTCAATATTTTCTGTATTCCTTGATTTGAATGCTGCGGTGGCAGATAATTTGCATTACCATATTGATAGAAGTTTGCAAGAAACTGTTTTGCAATATGCACAACAAAAGTCATCAATATATAATATTGCAAGGACATATGGGTTAAAAATACCTGGACAACGACCATCTTTAACTTTATGTGATTTTTCAATAACTGTTCCAGTATTTGGTGATAAAGCTGATGCAACATACGCTGGTGTTCTTGAAAGGGGTGCGCAAGTTTTGGGTAATGGAATTATTTTTGAAACAATAAATGACATTGACTTTTCATCTGATTATGATGGGCAAGGAATACCAAATAGAACGGTTATACCAAATAAATTAAATAATATTATTATTAATTATACATTAACAAAACGTGAGCCAGTTATCAATGGTGTTACAAAAGTATTTAAAAGAGTTATAACCTCATCTGATGTTAGACCATTTTTTGTATTATTTTTACCAGATAAGAATGTTTTGGGTATAACAAGTGTATTGCTTAAAGATGGTCAAATAAATACAATACCCCCATATTCTGACTTTATAAGTGATACCAATAAATGGTACGAGGTTGATTCTTTGGCAGAGGATAGGGTTTTCATCATTGACCCATCAAAAGATACGGGAAATGCTAGTATAAAGGTTGGTAAATATATTCAGACAGATAATAGATTTGTGAGCGAATTTACCCCAGAGGGATTTAAAAAAATAACATTTGGTAATGGGGTTAATACAGCATTGGAACAATTAAACCAATTTACTACAACAGGTCAATTACCGACATTGCAAAATTATTTGAATAACTTTTCATTGGGTCGAACATTAAAACCTAATAGCACCTTATTTGTTCAATATAGAGTTGGGGGTGGTTTGAATACAAATTTAGGACCAAATACTATTAATCAAATTGGAGTTAATTCTTTTAGAATAAATGCTGGAAATCCAGCACAAGAATCTTCTGTTATTAATTCATTAAGGGTTAATAATTTATTTCCTGCCATTGGTGGCGCTGGATTACCTACAACAGAAGAGGTTAGAAATTTTGTATCTTTTAATTTTGCTGCACAAAAAAGAGCGGTAACAATTAATGATTATGAGGCAATTATTAGAAATATGCCTTCCCAATTTGGATCGCCAGCAAAGGTTGCAGTTCAAGAGGTGGATAATAAGATACAGATTCTTGTATTATCTTATGATTCAAAAGGAAAATTAATTTCAGATAATTCAAAATTTTTAACGGATAATATTGCAAATTATTTATCAAATTATAGAATGATAAATGATTATATTGTTGTATCGTCAGCAAAAGTGATTGATGTTAGTGTTGAGGCATCAATTACAATTTCCCCAGGTTTCACATCAAAAGATATTATAAATAATGTAATTTCAACAATTAATGGGTATTTTATCCCACAAAGCATTCAGTTGGGTAATGACATTAACGTATCTGAAATAAAGAGTAGTATTCAAAAATTAAATGGGGTAATTTCAATATCTGATTTGGTTTTCACCAATCAAGTTGGTGGAAATTATTCTGGGGGTGAAACATCTATGCCTTATTCAAATACATCGAGTAGAACTATTGCTGCTATTGATGAAACTATTTTTGCTGAACCAAATGAAATATATCACATAAGATATCCAGAAAAAGACATTAGAGTTAAAGTGAAAACAAATAATGGTTTAACAATCGGTTAATTTATTTATTTTACCGCAATATTCTTTATAAGTTATAAATAATGTATACTAAAATATTTATAATCAATAAAGAATATAATGCAAAATAATTTTAGAATTAGGACTGAAATTGGTAAAGATAAAATTGTCAATTTTCAGTTGGATCAAAATATTGAATTCCTTGAGATTTTATCTTTTAAAATAAGGCAATCTGATGTTTACACATTAGACTGCGCTAATTATGGTGTTGTTGTTGGGAGGGTTACGGCAAACAACGGTTTTGGTATTCCAAATGCTAGGGTATCAATTTTTATTCCATTAAGTGATGATGATTCTGATAATGAGTTAATCACATCAATATACCCATATAAGACAATAACAGAAAAGAATGAAGATGGTTATAGGTATAATTTATTACCGTATAAACCATCATATCCTGGTCACGTTGCAACTGGAACATTCCCCACAATAGATGATGTTATGTTTGATGGTCAAGCCATAGAAGTTTATGAAAAGTATTATAAATATACTGTAAAGACAAATTCAAGTGGGGATTATATGATGTTTGGTGTACCAATCGGTAGTTATAGTATTTTAATGGATTTGGATTTATCAGATATGGGGGAATATTCATTAACACCCCAAGATTTGATAAGGATGGGTATGGCAACTGAAGGACAATTTGATAATAATCAATATCAACAATCAACAGATTTAAGTTCTTTGCCCCAAATTGTGTCAATATCAAAAGGTATTAATATTTCTCCATTGTGGGGGGATCCTGAAACTTGTGATTCTTCTATTAATAGGTCTGATTTTGATTTAAGGGATGATGTAAATATTGACATACAACCAACTGCAATATTTATTGGGTCAATATTTAGTACAGCATCAAATAAAAGAATACGTTCAAATTGTAAACCAAAAGATGATTTTGGTAATTTATGTGGATTGGAAACGGGTCCAGGTAGTATATTAGCAATAAGGCAAACATTAAATAAAGATGAAAAAGGGTTGCCTATATTAGAAACATATAGAGTAGGTAATGTTATAGATTCAGATGGTTCTTGGGTTGTTGAATTACCTATGAATTTAGAATATGTTATTACAAATGAGAATGGAGATAAGATAATAACAAATGACCCAAGCATAGGAATACCAACAAAAGGTAAATATAGATTTAAGATTAAATGGGAGCAATCCACAAAGATAAGTGAACAAACAAAAAGAGCATATTTTCTTGTTCCAAATATTAAAGAATATGGATGGAATAATCTTGGCACTATTGACCCAATGAATTCCAATAATGATAATAAAAATCAACTTGCTGGTTCATATTATTTTGGATTGGATTGGTCTGGTTATACAAATAGTGATGCGGCAATAAGGTGTGAGGATACTTTTTATGAATTTAAATCAAATAAAGTTTATACAGTATCAAGTTTAATTGACCAATATAGGGGCGGTAGTAGTAAGGGTAATTTTATTGGGATTAAAGAAATTGCAGATACATCATGTGATGCTACAATTAATAAATATCCAGTTAATGATGGGGTTAGGAATTTTGATTTTTTATTTTTTCTATTTTCAATATTATTTCTTTTATTTTCAACGCCAGGTAGAGTTCTTTTAATTGTATTCCATTTTGTTAAATTTTTATGGAATTTATTTGCAGTACCTTTAACTTATGCTATTGCTGTTGCATTACCTATTTTATCAGCATTTTTATTTGTTCAAGCAGCAACATCATTCCCAGCAGTTGGTTTGATATTAGGGTTTGCTACATTAGGTGGTATAGTTGTGGCAGCAACAGTTAGATTTTTTAAAGCATTTAAAGAAGTTAAGAATTTTAAATTCCAAAAATTAAATTTACCTATGATAACATATCCAGATTGTGAACTTTGTGATTGTGGGGATAATGATATGGAGTTGTCAGATAGTGGAATACCAACTGGGGGTTTAATTGCACAATTGGCAAATCCTATGTTATATAGGGATGCCGTAACATCTAAAGTCGAGACAATAATAAAAAGTAAGACAACATTTGGGGTAAATTTAAAAGAAGAACTATTGATTGATTTGGATAATATTGTTTCATTATCAACTGAAGCGTATATTGGTCAAACTTATGATATTAATAAACCATATAGATTTAGAGCCTTATTTTCAAATATTTATTTGATGCCATCAACCAGAACACAAGTTGCTGCAGTTGCAGTTGGGTTACCCCCTGCTGAAAGGATTAATAAATTTAATAGTAGGGAGAATTATTTTAAAGGTAATACAAGGATTGACGTTACATTTGCTAGTAAAAATAATAAAGAACAACATAGTGATAATGTTTTAGTTATAGTTGCTAGTGAAAATAGAGAATCTGGTACATTATTAACATTTTTGAATTTTGATAAATCAAAAGATATTAATTTCATATCTGGTTATACTGCAACAACAAAAATATCAGCAGAAACAAATAATAGTGAGGTGGTTGTTAAATACGCTAACCCATCAAATCCAAAAAGTTTATTAGAGAAAAAATATATGTTACCATACGGTGTTGATATTAATAAATATTTGTTTCCAGCAGATATTGAGTTTTATCAAGTTGTAACTGGTATGACAGTAAGTGAGTTTAAAAGTAAATCAAATCAAAATTCAACCTTGGCTGATGGGTCATTTAATTGGCAATGTCTAAGGCCAAGGTCAACAGAATTAATTTTTGACTTTGCAGAAGGTAAAAATCCAAATTTAAGTCGATGGCAAGATGAAATTTTTTCAGAGATTTCAAAAAATGATGGTATTATAAATTATTTTAATGATATTGATAATCAGTATGTTTTAATATTACAAAGGGGGGTTGATCCATATTCACCACTTTACGAAAATACATATAATTTAGGTAAAATATTTGGATTTGCCAATACTAATCAAATAAGTATAAAAACAAACACAAGATTAAATATACCAATTCAACCACTAGAAACATATTCAGTCCAACAAACAAATGTTTCAAATGAAATAATGTTTGATTCATATTTTTTAAGACCCATAAATTCTAGTATAGGATTTGGGGCAAATCAAGCATATCCATTTAGGACAAATGCGCATGGTTACTATTCTGGCAATCTAATTGGTGAGGCGTCAAAACCAAAAGGATT